TGTCTTGGCGTTGGTTGTATTTCGTACCACGCAATTCGGGGTGTTCTTCTTGTGCCTTTCTTCGCATCCGTGTAATGGAATCACTTGATGTTAATTGCCCATCCGCCAAAATGCGTAAGAATTTTTGTGTTGGAAGTGTCCCAGTTGAATACCCCTTGGCGTTCATTTCTAAACCCCAAATCCATGCAACCAATTGTTCGTCCGAATCTCTAAATGTGGGGTATTTAGTTAGCAACTCAATAACCACCGTTCTTGTTTCTTGTTTCATTTGTCCCTACAAATATAGTATTTTATTATTAAAATTGTTTTGGTATCAAATTTTCTTTGTAAAGTGTCCGATTTCCAATATATGTGGTTTGAATTGTGGCGCACTCGCCATGTCTATTCTTTGAAATAATCAGTTCCGCATCCTCAATTTCGGGTTGTACATCTTCATATTTGGCGGGGCGGAATGGGAACATAACAACATCGGCATCTTGTTCGATTGATCCCGATTCCCGAATGTCTGATAACAACGGGCGTTTGTCCGTCCGTTCCTCGGGTTTACGGGATAACTGTGCCAACACGATAATGGTGATGTTCAATTCCTTTGCCAACAATTTTAATCCCCTTGATATTTCTGCAATTTCTTGTTCACGATTTTGTTTTGACCCCGTCATCAACTGGATGTAATCAATCACCAAAAGTTCCAACCCGTGTTTGGCTTTGTGTACTTTGGCTTTGGATTTCAATTGTTGGATGGATGCGTTTGGTTCTTGGTCCACATAAAATTCAACATCACTATTATTGACCGCATTGCAAAGTTTTTCCACTTCGTATTGGTTCAACGATGCGTTGCGAATCTTGTAATTCATGATGTCTGTAATCAATGAAAAGTATCTTTTTACCAATTGTTCGGAACTCATTTCCAAACTGATAATCAAACTTTTTCCACCCAACTTTGAAAATTCGTAAATCAGTGATAACGCCAATGCCGTTTTACCCATTCCAGGTCGTGCAGCCATCACAATTAAATCACCCGCGTTCCAACCTCCCAAAATTCTATCCAACGAAGCCCACCCCGTTGCTTTGCCCGTGATCCGTTCACCCCTTGCAATTGCATCCGTGATGTTATCCAATGCCCTTGCACTTATCTTGTGGATGGATTCAGGGTCGTTAATGGTTGTAAACCTTGTTGATTCAATGATGGTTTGCGTGTCATCCATCAATTCCTTCAAACCCTTGGTTAAATCCAACTTGCCCAATCGTTCAATGAATTGTTTGTGCAAATACTTTTGTTCCAACTTGGGAATGTACTGGCTTACATTGGCCACATCGTGAACATTCTGCCCAATTTCAATTATTTGTACCCTTTCCTTTCCCGTCATTCCTTCCGTGGTGGTTATGTAATCCACGGGTTCATTCGCATGGTAATTGGTAATCATGTTGCGTATGGCTTTGCGATACAATAAAGTTTCAAACCAATCCGCTTTCATACGGGGTAATAACGCCCGTGTCTGTGGATAGAACAACAATTGTCCTAACACATATTCCTCAATGTCATTTGTCATAATCTTCAATATTAAAATATTTTATTGGTTTTGTTGGTTGTGCAATGTTTTCTTTTTTGTGATTTGGTTCCCATGTTCGCACTGATGCCTTCCAATCTTTCATTGAGTTTTTGCCAACCTTCCATCCGTTTGATTCGTAATGGTCATAAAATCTATTTGCAACATTATTCATTCCGCGTTCTTCCATGTACGCTTCCAGTTGCTCAATAGTTGGCTTTACGAATCGCTTTGGTTTTTCTTCTATTGGTTTATCTATAACTACATTATCAATTATATTTTCATTTTCATTTTCATTTTCCATATGTTGAACATATGATAAAGATGTGTCAATCATATCTTCTTTCTTTTTACGGTTATTACGCCTTGATTCAGAATACGCCTTTCGTTTTTCAACTTCTTGTTCTAACCTTTCATTGTAATAAAGCCCCGCCCCGTCCAAAGCAAACTTTTCAAATATATCTTCGTCATGTGTGCCACATATCTTTAACATATCTTTTTCGGTTAATCTACCTTTTTGATGTTGGGCGCATATCAAGCGAATAAACTTTCCAACTTGCTCATTGTCCATGAACATCGTGCCAGTTAAAAAGTCACTTGAATAAAATAGGAATGCAGGATCTTTTGACATCTCATTTGGATAAAAGGTGTTTCATGATTGCGTTGTGAATTTCCGCAATGTTTTCCGTTGTACCCCACCACTTGTATCCAAGTTGGTTGTAAATGTTGTTTCCAAAACTATCGTAAAACAATAGGTCTAAATGAAAATCGTAGGTGTGCCACCATTCGTGGTCTCTGTAAACTTCAATAATGCAGTGTTTTCCTTCTACTCGTGTTTGTGTTGTGTATATGGTTTTCATAAAATAAAAAACCCCAATGGGCTGGCGCAGTAGGCTTGCAACCATCCCAAAGGGGTAAATATCTTTTAACATTGTGGATAGCCTACATCCTGTTAACACCACAAATATACAAAAAAGAACTATCTTTGCAACAATCCGTTCTTGTTATTTGTCATTTCATGGGATTAGTGGGGGGTTGCCGATGCCCCCCATTTTTTGTTTCATACAAGGCCACCATCGCTAAAAATAGAAATCCGAATCCAATACCACCCGCAATGATTTGTGCGGTCTGTGGATACTTTACAATGCACCACCCATAAGTTAAACCGCTAATGATGGTTAAAAATACAATGATTAGATTCCTCATGCCTTTTTTAACATTATAGTGTCCTCATTTTGAAGGTACTGGGCAGGTTCGTAAACTTCACCCGTTTGTTCATTCAAGAAAATACCAAGGTTCATGTTCTTGTAGGCGTGTTGGTGGAGTTTTTCGCGTTCCTTTAACTCCGCCCGTAATTCCATCACTTGTGGAATGTGGTCGTAGTTATACCGACCCCCACCCGCCTTGCGTGTGATTTCGTAGCCGTGGTACACTTGCCCATGCCACTTACCCGCTTCGGTCAATGCAAGGGGTTTTACTTGGTCCTGAAAGTTCTTGATTGTATCCGCCAATTCCTTTAATTCAATGTGGAATTGTAGGGGGCAGTAATTGCCACCCCCTATTTCCAACATCGTGTCCGATAGTTGCTCAATCATTTTTTTCATCAGAACGGCAAGTCATCGTGTGAAACTGGTTTCAATTGTGCCAAGGTGTCTTGACCATCCACCACGAACTTTTCAAACACTTGTGCGTAGGCAAGTATCTCGTGCAACTTGATGTCACCATTGATGACCAAATCACCCGCGACTTTCAATACACTCATACGGGTAATGCGTTTGTCCGTTTCGGGGTCCTTTGCCTTTGCTACAAATGGTTGCGCACCTGGTTGTGCCATCACGGGTGCAATCTTGTAATAAATGCGGTCTTTGAATTCCTTGGATGTGATGGTGTAATCGGTTTCCACACCCACTTTGAATTTGGTTTGATCCGCACTTTTGCTTGCGTACTCACCCGAATCGCCATTGGCAAAGGTGATTTCAAATTTGTACAATGTGCCGTACTGCCCATTGTAAGTTCCGTTGGCAGTCACATTGGTTACTGCGCTTCTTTTTTGTTGTTCCATACTATTTTGTTTTTTAATTGGTAGTTTAGTTTTGTGAGAATCTCAAATTGTTTTTCCATTGAAAGGCCGTTTCGTTTGAATTGGAATTTCCATGTGGTAACTGTTGCGTAGTTGGCGTGTAATAACTCCGCCAACTCTTTGTTTGACTTGTTAAATACTTGTGTTAGTGCTTCGTGTGTTGTCATTTATGATGATAATTTGATGTGCTTGTCCAAGTGTGAACAACTGCCAATCCTCATGTCCTTCAAAGGTTATGGAATAAGTGCCGTTGTTTTGGTAATGCTTTTCAATGATGTTGATGTTCTTGTATGTTCTGCGTTGTAAAATGGTTTCAACTGCATCCAATTCAAAAAGGGTTCTGAAATATAGTGTCATATAGTTCCCTCTATTGTCATACCAAAGTGAAATGCTTCGGTG